GGTTAAAGAAAGTCGGTTGCACCGAATATGTAAATGTTCAGCTCATCAATCAGTACGCAATGACGGTTGCTCGTCAAATCCAATGTGAACAATGCCTCTCGGAATATGGTTTCCTTGCAAAGCACCCTACTACGGGAAATGCAATCGCAAGTCCGTATGTGTCGATGCTCCAACAGTTCACAAAACAAGCAAACCAATCGTGGTATCAAATTTATCAAATCGTCCGTGAAAACTGCTCTGTTGAATACGCAGGTGCAACTCCCCAGGATGATGTGATGGAACGCTTGCTTCGTGCAAGACAGAAAGGATAATGATTATGTTTGAAAAAGTAAATCCGTGCCACCCGGACAAGGTGGCTGATAGAATTGCCGGGGCTATTGTCGACTTGGCTTATGCTTCGGAAGAAAACCCTAAAATCGCAGTTGAGGTTTTGGTGGGACACGGCACTTGCCACGTTATTATTGAAACCTCCGCTTCCCTCAATCGTGAGGACATTGCCCGAGCCGTAGTTCGCATTGCCGGGAACATCCTCGTGGATATTCACATTGCCGAACAGGACAAACACCTCGCAGGCAACCAAGCTAACGGCTTTAGGTGCGGTGATAACGGCATCTTCAAAGGTATGCCTTTAACCGATGAGCAGAAAAAGCTCGCAGGCATTGCCCGTAATATTTACAGCAGATATAACTTTGATGGCAAATACATCCTTGAGGGTGACCGTCTTATCATCTGCCAAAGCAATGCTGCCACCGCTGACCTCCGCGAGATTTATCCCTCCGCTGAAATCAATCCCCTCGGTGATTGGACGGGCGGAACGGATGTTGACACGGGCGCTACCAACCGCAAGCTCGGTTCGGATATGGCTGACTCGGTAACCGGCGGAGGGCTTCACGGCAAAGACCTCTCCAAGGCTGATGTTTCCGTAAACATTCACGCATTCCTCAAGGCACAGAGAACCGGCAAGCCTGTGGAACTTTGCTGTGCTATCGGTGATGACACCGTGGACGGCATTCCGTATGCTGACATTGTGGAGGAGGCTCGTGAGTTCATTCACTCCCTTGGCGGCTTTGAGAAGTTTGCTGAATGGGGGTTGTTTTAATGCTCATTCAAAAGATGAACACCGCAGAGCTTATCCCTGCGGAATACAACCCTCGTAAAGACCTCAAACCCGGTGATGTGGAATACGAAAAGCTGAAACGCTCCTTGCAGGAGTTTGGCTATGTCGAACCCGTCATTTGGAACAAGACAACCGGCAAGGTTGTGGGCGGACATCAGCGTTTGAAGGTGCTGATGGATATGGGCATCACCGAAGTGGAGTGTGTTGTCGTTGAACTTCCCGTTGAAAAGGAAAAGGCACTCAATATTGCCCTTAACAAAATTAGCGGTTCTTGGGATAACGACAAGTTGGCTCTTTTGATTGCTGACCTTCAGGGTGTTGATTTTGATGTAACCCTCACGGGTTTTGACCCCGCCGAACTTGATGACCTTCTGGACATTGGTGCCGACACCAAGGATGATGATTTCGATGTGTCAGCCGAGCTTGAAAAACCTACCTTCACCAAACCCGGTGATGTATGGACTCTCGGAAAGCACCGCCTTGTATGCGGTGACAGCACAAAGGCAGAAACCTATGAATTGCTTATGTGCGACCGCAAAGCAAACCTTGTTATAACCGACCCTCCGTACAACGTAAACTATGAAGGCTCTGCCGGAAAAATCAAAAACGATAATATGGCAGCCGACAAGTTCTATGCTTTTCTTTTGGATGCCTTCACCGAAATGGAAAAGGCTATGGCTGACGATGCAAGCATCTATGTTTTCCATGCCGACACCGAGGGACTTAACTTCCGCAGGGCTTTTGCCGATGCGGGTTTTTATTTATCCGGCTGTTGCATTTGGAAAAAGCAGTCCCTTGTCCTTGGTCGTTCTCCTTACCAATGGCAGCACGAGCCTGTGCTTTACGGATGGAAAAAGAACGGAAAGCATCAATGGTACACGGGTCGCAAGGAAACCACCATCTGGGAGTTCGACAAGCCGAAGAAGAATGGTGACCATCCCACGATGAAGCCTATCCCGCTCCTGGCTTATCCCATTAAGAACTCCTCCATGAGCAACACGCTGATTCTCGACCCCTTCGGTGGATCGGGCAGCACCCTTATTGCTTGTGAGCAGACCGAGCGAACTTGCTACACCATTGAGCTTGACCCCAAGTTCTGCGATGTCATCGTAAAAAGGTACATCGAACAGGCAGGCTCCACCGCAAATGTCACCGTACAGCGTGACGGACTTTCCTATAAATACGAGGAGGTCACAAATGAATAACAAGACTTTGACCCTCGGCAGCCTCTTTGACGGCTCCGGGGGTTTCCCTTTGGGTGGGTTACTTGCAGGAATTACACCCGTTTGGGCATCGGAAATCGAGCCGTTTCCCATTCGTGTAACCACAAAACGCCTGCCTTTTATGAAACACTACGGAGATATTTCTGCTATGGACGGCGGCAAAATTGAACCCGTGGACATTATTACTTTCGGCTCTCCCTGCCAGGATATGAGTGTGGCGGGCAAACGAGCCGGGTTGGATGGTTCTCGTTCCAATCTTTTTTATGAAGCTGTCCGCATTATTAAAGAAATGAGGTGTGCTACCAATGGCAAATACCCAAGATACATCGTTTGGGAAAACGTCCCCGGTGCCTTCTCCTCAAACAAAGGAGCTGACTTTGGATGCGTCCTTGAAAGCCTCTGCGAAATTAAAAGCAAAGACTTGTGTGTTCCTCGATGTGAGAAGTGGCCAACAGCCGGACATATCCTGGGCGACGATTTCTCCCTCGCATGGCGCGTTCTCGATGCCCAATTTTGGGGAGTTCCCCAACGAAGAAAACGCATCTTCCTTGTCGCAGATTTTGCAGGTGGGAGTGCCGGTCAAATACTTTTTGAGTCAGAAGGCTTGTCAGGGTATTCTCCGCAGGGCTTCGGCGCGTGGCAAAGAACTGCCTGCCGTGCTGAAAAAGGCACTGGAGCAACAGGCTTCGATGGATATAACGGAAGCCTAACGGGTGATGTTAGTTCCACCCTCGGTGTAAATTGCGGAATGAGTACCGGCAGAAACGGAGTGGTCTTAAACGACCAGGGCGGCAATCGTATGGATGTAACCAACGATGTAACTTGCACCCTCCGTGCCGAGGCTCACCATCCGCCTTGCGTAATGGATGCCGCCGGGTTCTGCACCGAGCATTCTGCCAAGAGCAGAACCATTGGTTTTGAGGAGGAAAAATCTCCAACCCTCCGTGCGGGAGTAGTTCCGGCAACGGTCTATGAAAACCACAGCCAAGACACTCGCTATGTCGGTCCCTTGGAAACAGCACCTACTGTTGCTGCGACCTACGGCACGGGTGGTAACAATCAGCCGTTTGTGGTAAACGAGCCTTGCTCTTGGGACGGCAGAGATGTTTCTCCAACCCTCACCGCTAAAAACGCAGGCGGCAATCAGCGAATGCCCGACAAGGATAACTTCAATTGTGTGGTCGGTGCTTTCGGCATCTGCTCTCACGATAGCAATGCCATGAAATCCGGCAACCCCCACAGCGGTATTTACGAAGCAGAAACCTCTCGCACCATTGACGGCAACGGTGGTAATCCTTCCTGTAACCAGGGGGGCATTGCCATTGTCTGTGTCGACCAAGGCGGCGGCAAAAGCTCCTGTAGCATCACCAAGGATATGTCCCCAACACTTACTTGTACCCACGGCGGTGAACCTGCCGTTTGCGTGCAGAACGAAACCTTTGTTATTGAAGGCAACGGCACTCGACCCTCTCACAAGGGTGACGGCTATAAAGAGTCCAATGTGATGTATACCCTAAACACCGTTGACCGCCACGCAGTATATGCGATGACCACTGGGTCTTATCTTATTACCTCCGAGGAACAAGCCCCCACGCTGTTGGCTCGTGATTATAAAGACCCTGCCGCCGTTGCTTACGGAATCGGCAGAGATACTTTCAACCAGGGTAAAAACGCACAGTTTAATCCTACCTTCACGGAAGAGGTGCAGCCGACAATGGTTGCCAAAGGCCCCGGTGCAGTTGCACAGCCTTTTGGGTTTGACCCCTCTGCAAGCCGTGATGTCGGTCAGTACTTCCTGCCCAATTGCGGTAATACTCTCGTGAACGGCACTTGCCCCGGTCATCACAACGGAGTGATGATGGATGATTATACCGTCCGCAGACTTACTCCTACCGAGTGTGCAAGGTTGCAAGGTTTTCCAGATTGGTGGTGCGATGCCCTTGAAACGGCTGAACCGACTATGGAGGATATTCGATATTGGTACGATGTGTTTGAAACCTATCGTAAAATTACCGATGGCTCTACCAAACCGAAGTCCATCAAGCAGATAGCAAAATGGCTACGCTCACCGCATTCCGATGCTGCGGAATATAAGATGTGGGGTAACGGCGTAGCTCTGCCGTGTGTGTATTTTGTCCTTTCCGGCATTGTCTGGTGTACACAAAATACGGCCGAAAATGAGGCTGTATAATCTACATCCAAATGTGCGGAAATGACTGGATATATCTCACACATGACGGTAATATGTGACTACCAAAAAACAAGGAGGTCACTACAATGACAATCAAATTCAATGTCCCCGGCAAAAAGAGAAAGGAACTCGCACTCACCATTGC